ATCTCCTGAGATAAATAAGAAAAACGGTAGGTATGTTGAGGGTGCTGAACCTGGAATGATATTAAACTCAGTCACTAAAAAATTATATGATGGTGATAAAGGTATAGATGTAATTCCTTGTTCATATGAGAGAAAATATCTAGAGTGGAAACCTAGAGAACTTGGAGGAGGTCTTGTAGGAATGCATTCAATCGATGATCCTATTGTAAGAACAACCAAGAGAGATCAGATGAATAAAGATATATTACCTAATGGTAATTATCTGGAGAACACAGCAAGTCATTTTGTTGTAACTACAGGTGAAGACGCAGGCACTGGATTGATATCAATGACAAGGACTCAACTAAAAGTGAGTAGAACTTGGAACTCTATGATGATGTCAATTAAGTTACAAGGCAAGAACGGTTTGTTTACTCCGCCAACATTCAGCCATATTTATAATCTAAAGTCAGTTCAAATGACTAATGATAAAGGAACTTGGTTTGGTTGGGACATAAATAAAATTGGTCCTGTTACAGATAACAATGTTTATTCTTTAGCTAAAGATTTTGCTGAAAAAATTGGCAAGGGTGAGGTTGAAGTTAAACATGACAGTGATACTGTAGCAACAGAAAAGTCACCGTACTAAATAGAATCCTAGGTAGTGGGCGTTGAAGCTAGCGTGGATGCGCCCGCTTATTAGACAGATATATGGATAAATTTAAACAAATATTTTTTGGGTTAGATCGTGCACATGGTGTTACTTACGTAGACAAAAAAGGTGAGGACGGTCAAAAAATAAAAGGTAAATCATTTGTTCAAAGAAAAATGGTTACCGATGATATGTGGAAAGATCATCTAGATGGAAACGAACCAAGTCTAGGTATTATCCCAATCAATGATGACAACAAATGTAGATGGGGTTGTGTAGACATAGACTCTTATGCAGGGTTTGATCACAAAAAATTAATAGATAAAATTAAAAGTTTACAGTTACCTTTATTAGTATTTAGATCTAAGTCAGGTGGTGCACACGTATTTTGTTTTACAACAGTTCCCGTTGAAGCAAAACTAATGAGAGATAAATTAGTTTCTGTTAGTGCAGTATTAGGTTATGGTGGATCAGAAGTTTTTCCAAAACAAGTAGAATTAAAATCGAAAGATGATACAGGAAACTTTCTAAATTTACCATACTTTAATGGTGATAAAACAACAAGATATTGTTTTAATGATCAAGGTGAAGCTGTTACATTAGAACGTTTTTATTTACTACACGATCTATATAAACTTACACCAGAACAACTAGAACAGTTAACTGTCAAAAGACCTGAATCAGAATTTAGTGATGGTCCTCCTTGTTTAGAATCAATAACACAATCAGATATTAAAGATGGTAGAGATAGAATTATTTATCAATACATTCAATACGTTAAAAGAAAATTTCCAGATAGTTGGCAGAATAAAATTAATGCTTTCAACTATAAGTATTTTGAAAAACATCCAGAAGGACCTTTAGATGATAGAACTATTCAAGGGAAAATAAAATTTAATGATGGTAAAGATTTAGGTTTTAAATGTAATGAAGATCCGATGTGTAATCACTGCGATAAAAATTTATGTCGAACTAGAAAATATGGAATTGGTGGTGATTCAGTTTTCCCAAGTCTAGATGATTTACAAAAAGTTGAACTAGATGAACCTTATTACTGGGTTAATGTAGATGGAGAAAGAGTTAAGTTAGACAACATTGATTATCTAATGGAACAAAGATTATTTAGAAGAACAGTTGCAAAACAAATAAATAAAAAACCACCACGAATCACTGTTAAAGAATTTGAGAAATACACAGATCAACTATTGCAAGGTGTTGAGATAATAAAAGCACCTACAGGATCCTCTATTGTAGATCAATTAAAAGAACACTTAGAAGAATTCTGTACAAATAGAACTGCAGCACAAACAACTAAGAAAGATATTTTAAATGGAAACGTTTACACTGAAGAAGGTAAACATAAATTTATATTTCATAAGTTTTATCATGGACATTTGCAAAGAAAAAAATGGCCTGAGAAACCACAAGTCACACAACAGATGTTAAAAGAATATTGTAAATGTAGTGATGACAGAATTATCATAGGTAAAAAGAGACCCACTATTATGGTGGTAGATGCTTTTGATAAAACAGAAAGCACTCATACACCTAAAAAACTGAAAGAAGAATCGCCTTACTAATGAAAACTATTGTACTAGGACCACCAGGAACAGGAAAAACTCATACACTTTTAGAGAAGGTAGATGAATATTTAAAGACAACTAGTCCAGATAGAATTGGATACTTTGCTTTTACAAAGAAAGCTGCAAATGAAGCTAGAGATAGAGCAATGAAAAAATTTAATCTAGAGGAAGATGACCTTCCATATTTTAGAACTCTTCACTCACTGGCTTTTAAATCATTAGGAATTAAAAAAAATCAAGTGATGCAGAAAAGACATTACGAAGATTTAGGTAGAAGAGAACATTTATTTTTAGACTACAATGATTATGATGAGGAAGAGACTGGATTGTTTACAACTAAAAGTGACTATCTTAGAATAATTAATTTAGCTAAACTTAGAAACATAAGTATTGATGAGCAGTATAATTTAAAAGAACATAATCAAGATGTTGAATACGAAACATTGATTCATCTATCTAATCGATTAGCTGATTATAAAAAAGAATATGGACTGATAGATTATAATGACATGATCTTAAAATTTATCAAAGCAGGAAAATCACCAAACTTTGATGCAGTCTTCATTGACGAGGCTCAGGATTTATCTTTAATGCAATGGGATATGGTAAAAAATATTACTGATAAAACAGTTGATTCTTATATTGCAGGAGATGATGATCAAGCAGTCTTTAGATGGGCGGGAGCAGATGTTGATTCATTTATTGCTCAAAAAGGAACTATCATACAGCTAAAAGAATCTAGAAGAGTACCAAGAAAGATACATGAATTAGCTAACTCAATTATTGGAAGAGTTGATAACAGAATAGATAAGAGTTGGAACCCAAAACAACATGAAGGAAAACTATCTGCTTACGATAACTTTGAAGATATAGATATGTCAGAAGGTAAATGGTTAGTATTAACTAGAACAAGATCAATGTTAGATGCACTAGAAGAAACACTTAGAGAAAAAGGTTTTTACTACGACAATAGATTTAAGAAATTATATGAAAAAGATATTCAAATTGCTGCAACCAACTGGGAACATTTAATCAATGGTCAGATGTTAAACTTTAAACAAATAGAAGATATTTCAAAATACATTAGCACTGAAAAATGGAACAAGAATAAACTTAAATCAATAGTGAAGAACGCTTTGTATAGCTATGATCAACTGCACAAGGACTATGGACTTGATACTAATGAAATTTGGTATGATGCTTTTGATCAAGCGGGAGAGAAAAGAATTAATTATATAAGACGTATGAAACGTAATGGAGAGATGTTGAACCAAGAACCACGGATAAAACTATCAACCATTCATAGTGCTAAAGGTGGAGAAGAAGACAACGTAGTTCTTCTAACTGATCTTACATACAACACTAAGAAATCATATGACAAGAATCAAGATGATGAAACAAGATTATTTTATGTAGGTGCAACCAGAACAAAGGAACATCTTCATATCATAAGACCTAAAGATGATAATAAATGTTACCCAATGGAGGAAATAATATGACCAATAAAGATATATTTAGTGACTCATTTCCACAAGATAAACAAATCGGTGGATCTCATTACAAAAAATTTAAGATTCAACCCTATGAATTTATTTCAAAGAATGATCTCTCGTTCTTTCAAGGCAACGTAATTAAATATGTTTGCAGGTATAAAAACAAAGCAGGGATACAGGACCTTGAGAAGATTAAACACTACTGTGATCTAGAAATATTAAAATTAAAAGATGACAAATGAGTGTAGGTAAAAATTGGAGTCTACATTACAGGGAGTTATATGAACCAAGGATTAAAAGACTGACAGAAAACTATAATAAAATTTATGATGAGAACCAAAATATGAAAAAACGTTTAGAAAAATATGAAAAGTCAAGACGAATGGTAAACTATT